CGCGAGATCGCGGTCGAGGCAAGCTCTGACCCGCGAACCGTCCTCAAGATTGCTCGCGGCGAGAGGGTACGAGGACTCGCAGCCAAGCGCATCTACGTGGTGCTCGCGCGCCGCGGCATCGCACCCACGACACCGCAGCCACAGTCGGCGCTGGAGCGCGCGCGATGACCGGCCGCGATCGGACTACACAGGACAGTGCACCGAGGTGCAACCAGTGCATGGCCGGGTTGTCGGTCGGGTTGTCGGTCGGGGCGCGCGCGGGTTGCTGGGTTGCAAGATGTGCCTCCAACCTGACCGCTGAACCCAGCCGGCGCTGGCTACTCGTTTGCGATTCGTTCCGTTCGCGACGCCTGTATTGGCCATGCTCTACGCGATCCGCTCTGCATAACTTGCGGTTGCATCTTCTGCTGATTACCGTCGCGCCTCAGACCGTTGTTCACGCGAAAGGGGATCTGCGATGGGCGATGAGTGGCACAGCATCGGGCAACACCGCGCGCGCTTCGAGGTGCGCACCGATCACAGTCGATTCGTGGTGATGGGGCCGGTGTGCTCCATCGAGCTAAGCAGGTGGCGGCCGCAGCGCGAACCGATCGCGCGCGGGGTCATCGATGGCAACGGATACGCGTCGGGGCTGGGCGAGCCGATCGTGATGCTCGACGCGCGCAGCGATCAACTGCCGTCGAGCGTCACTGCCGAGCTGCTCGAGCAATGGAAGGCGATGGTCGATCGGGTGCTCGCGCTCGACCGCAGCGCAGCGGGGGCGGGTCGTGGCTGACGAGCCCGTGCACGCTGAGCGGCGCCCGCTTTCCAGGCGCTGGGTGCTGCGCGGGGCGAGCCAAATCGGGAGGCTCTGGCAGCACCCATCGGGCGTCCGCGTGTGCTCGAGCCTCGACATGGCCGAGCTGCCGGACGGCTCTGGCGAGCTCGGGCTGCAGTGGCACATCTCGATCTCGCAGAGCGGCGGCCGTCGAGCTGATGACGAGGTCGTCGCGTTCGCGCTGCAGGCATTCGACTTGCTCGGCGCCGAGGAGGACAACCACCACCCCGGCGTCGCGCGTCATTACTTCCTGGTCTGCGACCCGCGGCGCCGTGTGGACTGCGAATGCAAGACGACCGAGACGCTCGTCGCTGAGGCGGACGGGTATCGCTGGACCAACCCGATCGACGAGGGCGAATGCCGGGGTTGCGAGTTCGAGGCGCTGGCGCAGCAGCTGGCGCTCAAGCCGCGCCCATGTCCGATCCACTCGCGCACGTCAGCGGAGCCAAGCCGATGACCGACCCAGCGCTTGTTGCGTTGGCTCGAGGCGCACATCGCCATCAAGCTGTTGAATAGGCCATGAAAACGTTCGCGTTCGTGGTGGTCCTCGTGGTGTTCATAGTTGCGTTGAATCTGTCGGCGCTCGTCATCTGGGGACTTCTCAAGAGAGTGGTGGTCGCGCGCGACCAAGAACACATCCAGGCCCTTCGCATTGCCGCCGCGCGCCTGCAGTCGGAAGGTTACTTTGAGGCTGCCGAGCAGTTTCGCGACTATGCTGACGTGCTCGAGGCCAAGAAGGGGCCCCGCGCTTTGATGACGAGCTAGCGCCAGATGCGCGTTGCCGACATCCGCACGTTGCGCATGTACTTGACCGAGGGCTTGGGCTGCCAGTCGTTGCCGTTGTTCGCCGACCCATAGAATTTCATGTAGGTCTCGACACTGTCATGGCCGTTGCCTCGTGTCGTGACGCCGCGCTGCTCGAGGGTCTTTTGTCCGTTGACCCAGAGCGTGACAGTGGTTCCACCTGCGCAGCCGGTGCTCTCGCTGCCCCAGACATAGTGCATCTCGATGTCGAACCACTCGCCCACGGGCAGCGCGACATCGCTCCAGGGGGTCTCGGAGTTGACCGCGGTCCAGCTCCATTTGACGCGCATGCTGCCGTCCTCGGCGAGCATCAAGCCGGGCTGCGTGTGCCAGCGCTCGCCAGCCCCGACCGAATGAAAGTCCCAGAGGTTGATCCAGGGGTTAGAGTCGTTGTTGCTGTGGGCGGTGATGACCTCAGGGAAAAACCATTCGGCCGCGATGTAGACGCCGGTCGGCGAGCGCACGAGCTCATCGAACGTCGCATTCGCAAAGCTGTAGATGCCCGCCTGCGAGCGGCTGCCGCCGTTGTTGTCGAAGGTGGCGACGTGCTTGAGGGCAAAGCCGGGGCCGCCGAGCGGGTCGTCGACGCGGTACAAGTCCACCTCGTCGTTGCCGCCGACCGCCTGGCCGATGGGCCGCTCGAGCTGGATCTGACTGAAGCCGTAAGGAGCCTCGCCGCAGCTGTTCTGGATGTCGTCGGTCCACAAGATGCCCGAGTGCGGCGCTGGCCGCGGGGTGCTGTGTGGCCGAGCCGCTTGGGTGGTATGCGCGCAGCCAGCCAGAGCCGCGCACGCCACAATGAGAGGGATGTGAATACGCATCGCAGAGCTCCACCTAGTGGGTTGGTTCAATGTCACTGCTGCAACAAGATGCCGAACGACGATCGCGTCACCATGACTTGACTCGCTGCGACACCCGACGCGTAGCGAAGCGCAAGCGTACCGGGGCCTGCCACGGGCAATCGGGCGAACACCAGTGCAACACGATCGCCGGCGCCCGGGCCGACCGTAGCCTGCCCAAGCAAGGCGTCGAGCGTCTCGGTGCTTGCGTTGTACATTGCCGCCGCGGCCGAGGCCATGAACACGGAGGCGCGGAAGTTGCCTGACAACGTGCCCGAATAGTTGACCCCCAGCATCAACCCCACGCTGACGCCTACCGTGTTGTATCCGAGGACCCAGAGCGCGTAATGGGTACCGGTATTGTTGATAGCAAAGTTCAGAGCCGCGTTGACGTCAGATGCGGTCGTGGCAGTGGTCGTGCTGTTGCCGCCCGAACTGTTACCCAGGAGCGTTCGCCCTACCAGATTGCCTCCGACGCGCCTGATGGTGTCGTTCGCAATAATATCGCCGAGGCTGAGGTCAGTCGGGCCTGACGTCTCAGTCAGCGGATGCCGGTGGTCGAAGGCGCTCGCCAGGAACCCAGCGCCCGCGTTCGCGGCGCCTCCGACATTGAGAGGCGCGACCCTGCTGATGACTGGGCGGGATAGAGGCATGCAATCACACGCCTTGCTGCTGTTCGGGTGGCGGCCCGACAAGCACGATGTATTTCGCTTGTGCAGTCATATCCTCACCCTTACGTCTCGGTCACCTTCGCGTCGCCGTTCACCGCGGACCAGATGCCGGTGATGATCCCCGTGTAGTACCGTCGCGGCATCTCCCAGTACGCACCTGGGTCGAGCTGCACCGACCAGCTGGTGAGTGACGCGGCTGACCCGAGCTTGAGGTACAGCGTCGCTGTGCTGCTGTTCACGACGAGCGCACCGACGCGCGCTGTATTCGCAGCGAGCAACGTGACAACAGTCGCGCTCGACGCCACGGCGGTGACGGTGCCAGTCGCCGGGCCGACGAACTCGACCGAGCCGATGTTCACGCCAGCATTCGCTGCGAGCTTGCCGATCACGGCCGTACCGGCCTGCAGGGCCACCTTCACGGTGTCGATGAGAACGGCACCCGCGAGCGTCGCGAGAAAGCCCGTGCTCGCACCGATATCTGTCTCGACGGTGCCAGGCAACGCGATGATGTCGCGCGCGATGATGTGCTCGCCGCTGAGCGTGCGTGACTTGATCGGAATGAAGTTGCTGGGATCCTGCGGGTCTTGGTAGTAGATCGTCATTGCTTAGTACCCCGCGAGCGGTGGTCCCGCGTAGATGCGACCGCCATCGCCCACGGCATAGATGGCGCGATTGGACCAGATGCACGCACCGTTGAGAAACGCCGCTGCGTTCCACGGCACCCAGACGAACGCTGTCAGACTGTCGTCGGTGTTCCACCAAAACCCCAAGTCACCTTTTGACCAGTGGAACACGTTGCGACCGACTGTTACGAGTCGCGCATTGGCCGGGTCACGCAGCCGTCCGCTTGCCAAGCGTTGCTGCCACACCACGCCATCGGGACTTGTGTATACGGTGACACCGGCGCCACTGCTGGCGATGCCCACGAACCCAAAGTACGACGAATACACGATGCGAACGGCAGCGATCGGCGAGCCGTGCGTCGCCCATGAACTGCCGTCGACTGACGTCCAGCCTTGCGTGCTAACGAACCGCCCGTTGCCGAACGCGACACGAGTCGGGCCGCCGGCCACGCCATCATGGGTGCTGTTGTCTCTCCAGTCGGCGAGAGTGCCCGTCGCGCTGTTCGCAACCCGGTTACTACCAAGCGGCGAGACGGCAATGATGATCCCGCTGTTGTTGCTCACGAGCTGAGCAAAGGTGTCCGCAGCATTCACATTCTCGACGACGCGCGCTTGGAAGCTTCCAGTGGTCAGGGTCTGCAACTGCATCCCGTCGCCTGCCACTACGAACGCGTTGAAGATGAAGTCATAACATGCTGCCCTGAACACACCCGTGTAGCCGCCCGCCGAGGCCATCGTTGTCCACGTGGCGTTCTGCGTCCCGCTCCTCCGCCTGATCTTGCCACCGGCGCCCGCCGCGACGAGCACGCCGAGGTGCTCGTAAGAGTTGTTATCGCCTGCGACCGCGTTGAGGTCCTCAGCAATCCCCTGATCGATCAACTGCGCTCCAGAGAGCGCCTGCAACTCCGACTGGTGCGATCGTGGCGCAAGGAACTCGAGCCACTGGTACTGCAGATTGAGCAGCCAGTTGAAGTTGCCTGCTGCCGGCTCCTCGCCGTTGACGAAGCCAGCATCCTTCTTGGCCTCGGGCGGCTCGATGTTGCCGGGCATTCCCGCACCCGGAGAGGTCGCCCAACGCGGCAGCTTCGACGGGGCGGTCGACATCAGAGTATCACCATCAGGTCACGGCCGGCGCGAGACGAGGCCGGCGGAGCGTAAGGGAAAAAGTCCATGTCGCGGCCGTCGCTGACCGCCGACAAGCGGCCACGACCGAACCCGCAGTCACTGTTCAGCACGGGCGTGCCCGTGGCCGAGAACCGAAACACCGCCAACGAGTCGTACCAGTGAAAGAACGCTTTGACGCCGGCAGCCTTGGCCTCGACGATGAGCTGCGCAATCTCCGCGCCGTCAGCGCCCAGCACCGGCCCCATCGCGTGGATCGTGAACGCTGCGGGATAGTGGTCCTCGATGCGGACCGGCACTTGGCAGAGCTTTGCGGCCAGCGCGATGAGTTGCCGCGACAGCCCCGAGCTCTGATTGACGGGGACGCGCGCAGAGATCCACACCCGATACTGCTCGTCAGTGCGCCCCTCGCGCGGCTGCCCGACGATCTTGCCGAGCAGGTCGAGCACAGCACCCTCGGCGGTGGCGGGCGAGCGCTTGGTCAGCAAGTCCCAGTAGGCCAGCTCGAGCGCCTGCACCTCGGCGGTCCACGCAGCGAGCAGTGCTGAGATCCTGGGCTGGCGGTAGCGATCGG